ATAGAAACTGTTGGTCGGCTTATAGACAAGTCTCTTTACTGACATGACAGGCTTTATCCTCTTTTTCAGTGCTGGACACTGGTCCACCATGTCCACCGCAACATCAAATACGATGGAAGCCTGCTGCCTGTCGGAAGCACATCCATATACCTCTGCTCCCCACTCACCGTCACCGCATGTCATATACAGTGCGATGGCTGCTGCCAGTTCAGACTTTCCGTTTTTCTTTGGTATCTCACAATAACAGGTGTTGTACTGCCTGTATCCGTTTTCTTTTACTGTTCCATAGATCGTGCGGATGATCTCATCCTGCCAAGGCAGAAGTTCAAAAGGAACTCCCCTCCACCGTCCTTTGGTGTGTTTCAGGCAGTTGATAAAATTCACCGCATGATCCGCTTTTGCTTTATCAAACATTACTTTGCACCGCCTTTCACAAGCAGAAGCTCCATTTCATCATTCTGCTTGTCTTCCCCGTTATCCGTTGAAATACGGCTTCTTGCGGACGGTGTAAGGCCGAACTGCTCACAGAACTTATTCATGATCTTCAGATAGGTCTGGGCAATGGATACCTGTGGTACCTGCTGCCAGTAACCGCTCGGAGTCTTCACGATTGCCCCGTGCTGTGTGATGAATTCCTCTGCTTCTTTCCATCTTGCATATGCCTGACAGTATCCTGCGAATGCTGCCATGTCTATTTCCGTCAGGATGCCGAGATGCTCCAGTTGTTTCGCCATCCTTTTCCATTCTTTCTTTGCCTCGTCCTCAAGCCATGCCGGACAGCGTGGGGCTTTTTTCTCGGGCTTTGGTTCGCCCGTGTTAAGGCTTCTCTTGCCCGGATTTCCCTCAAGCACCTTTACTGCCGTAGGCTTTGGTTTTCTTCCTCTCTGTGCCACTGTCCTCACCTCCTCGTAAAAATGGGCATAATAAAAGACCTCCGGAGAGGTCCTTTGCTTTGTTATCCGTGTGTTTTTAAAGTGTCATTCTGATTGCCGGGATCCTTGCTTTTTCCCCGGTCATAAAATCTGTGTATCCTGCGTTCACCTCGGTAAGTCCTGCCATCTTTATTCCTTCTTTTTCAAAAGCTGCAAGTGTTTCGATGAGTCCTGAAAAGGTGCTGCTTATCGTAAATTCCTTGATTCCGTTTTCCCTTAAGGTCTCTGTGATCTCTGCAATGTCATGATCCCAGATGGTATCAGCAAAATCGAGGTCTTCGTTTCCTGTGTATTCAAGGTTTCTGTATGCTGCAAACACCGTTGCATTGATTCCGTAATCCTTAAGGCTTCCTCCCTCTTTGATGGCTCTTTCAAAAATTTCAATCTTCTTCATGGTTTTGTTCCTCCGTTTTCTTTGTTTTCCCTTTCGGTAGGTACATATTCGCTCTGAATGCAGATATTATCCAGTCATATCTGCCCGTAATGTACACAAAGATCTGCCGGAAGAATTGTACATATTACCGCTGTGACCTGTGGATGGTTTCAAGGATCTGGTCCTGTTCCACTGCCCCGACACCGATGCTCTCAAGAGCCTCACGTGTGCCACAGTCGGGGCAGATAAGCGTTGTTCCGTCAGTCCTTGATAAGGCGGGCGGTGCTGCGTATCTTTCCCCGCATCGGGGGCATATCCGTATCCGTAATATTTCACTCTTCATGTCCTGCCACCTCCACCGCTTTTATCTGTGCTTCGGAAAGGTAGTGCTCATCAAATCCGAAGCTGACATACCCCTGAAGGCATGTGCTTACATAGGAAAGGGAAGGTACTCCTATCTTCCGTTCTTCATGCATGATATACACAAAGCACTTCCTTCTCCGTATCTTTCCCGTGCGTATTCCTTTGATGTCCAGTTCCATTTCCTTTTTGTAATAAAATGTCGGGAATCCTTCGTAGCGGTCAAGTGCCGCCTCATCCGATTCCGTGACCTCCCATGCTGCAACGGGAACCTCTCCGCCCTTCTTGGGTTCTATGGTAAGATAGGCACCCGTAAGGCTTCCCTTGAAAAGCAGTTCATAATCTTTAATGACTGAAGTTCCGATCACCCTTGCATGTGGG